AAGGAGTTGTACAGCAAATATTACAAGGAGCTATCCTCCGGAAGTACGACTGAAAAACAGGCAATGGCGGCGGCAATGCTGCTTACAGCGGACGAGCTTGCAGACAGGTTTGTTTTTAAAACCGAAAAACATCTGACGGTCAGTCAAATATCAGAATTTTTGAAAAGCAAAGCGTCTGTTTCAGCCGGAGAACGAGGTTATAGCTATATGTGCGACTGGGTCGCAATGAATTCCAACAAATTCCGAGCTGACAATGAAAATTCGGATGTATACGGTGTTATTCTTGACAATTGGGCGTACATAAACGGAGCGGTTTTCCGCAAAGCCGTCAAGGACGCAGGATTTGACGACAGGGCATTGCTTTCGTGGCTTAAAACTAACGGATTGATTTTGACAAGAGGGCGCAACATGACACGTGGTAAACGTATTAACGGCGTTAATGTGGAATGCGTTGTAATGAAACTTCCGGTGGGTGAAGACGAAATAAATATTGAAGATTATGAAGATTTACTGTAATGAGGGACATGTGAGGGACTAAAAAAGGCAAAATGAGGGACATGTATATTAAGCTTAAAGCACGTATTTACGTAATTTACAAAGCTTGTGGGACTGTGGGACATTTTCCCCCTATATATAAGATATATATCAAAATATATTATAATTTCCCCGTTTCAATAATAAATAATTTTTCTGACGAAACAATGTGCGATTTTGTCCCACAGTCCCACAACACGTTATAAACCACATAAATACGAGGTTTACAAAGTGGGACAACCGTCCCTCGATGTACCGCATGTCCCATACAAAGGAGTGATAAAAAGTTGTGATACAATTAAGAGATTATCAGAGTGAATGTATTGATATTCTTGACAATAAAGGTCATGGACGTTACCTTGTACAAATGGCTACCGGACTAGGAAAAACCGTTACATTTGCAAATATCAGACGTCAGGGACGTATGCTTATACTTTCCCATCGTGAAGAGCTTGTGCGTCAGCCGTTAAAATATTTTGACTGCACAACCGGAATTGAAATGGCGTCGGAACGTTCTCATGGGGAAGAAATCGTATCGGCAAGCGTGCAGAGTATTGTTCACAGGCTTGATAATTTTGATTCTGATGAATTTGATGTGATTATAGTTGACGAAGCGCACCATTCAGCCGCCGGAACGTACAGAAAAGTACTGGAGCATTTTACACCGCGTCAGGTAATCGGTTTTACCGCTACTCCGAACAGAGCAGACAAGGCAAGGCTTGACGATATTTATCAGGAAATAGTATTCAGACGTGACTTAAAATGGGGAATAAAAAACGGATATCTTTGTGACATTGACTGCAAAAGAATTGATATCGGTTACGATTTATCGGCGGTACATACACGCTGCGGAGATTATGCGCCCGGAGAATTATCAGAAGCCATGAGCGGTACGGAGGACGCAATTGCAGAGGCTTACAGGGATATGGCAAAAGGCGCAACGCTGATATTTGCCGCAAGCGTAAGTCATGCTGAATCAATTGCTGAAAAAATCCCCGATTCGGTCGTTATTACCGGAAAAACAAAAAATCGTGAGAATATCATTAATGCGTTTACCGAAAGAAAAATCCCTTGTCTTATAAACTGTATGGTTTTTACCGAGGGAACAGATATCCCGCTTGTTGAAACGGTAATTATAGCGCGTCCTACTCAGTCGGACAGCTTATATACTCAGATGGTGGGACGAGGTTTAAGACTTCATCCGGATAAGGAAAAATTAACGCTGATCGATTGCGTTGGAATTACGGGAAAACGTTCCCTTTGCACAGCGCCGTCATTGTTAGGAATAGATATCAGCAATATCTCAAAAGCACAGCAGGATAAGCTTGAGGGGGATTTATTCGAACTGCCTGAAAAAATTGAACGTGCGGCAGATACACCGTCCAGCTGGATAAGAAATATTGAAATTGTAAATCTGTGGGCACGGGAACAGCAGTATAATTTACATGATATTAATTTCTTCCAGATGCCGGACGGACGTTTGATATGTAATCTTCCGGATAGAAAAAAGCTGATTATACCTTGCCCGGACGAACTAGGGAACGTGATCTATAATGGCAGCCGAACTGATATGCAAAGTGCAATTGATACGGTGTACACAGAATTAAATGAAAATTATTCTGACAGTGAATATATCTGGAATCTTGAAAAAGCCAAGCGTTGGGGACGTTATCCTGCGTCGGACAAGCAAATAAATCTGATAAAAAGAAAATGCAGGAATGAGGAGATTGACTTTGACAGTCTTACTAAATTACAAGCGTCTCAGATATTAAACAGAGTAATGGGAGGTTGATTTTTATGACAGAAGCACAGCATCAGATAAATGTGATCAAATGGACTCAGCAGCCTGGTATACGGCGTAAATATCCGGAACTGAAATTACTGTATCACATTCCTAATGAGCGTAAATGCTCCCAGATACAAGGCAGACAGCTAAAATTACAGGGTGTTAAATCAGGTGTTCCCGACTTACATCTTCCCGTTGCGCGGGGCGAATATCTCAGTCTTTACATAGAGCTGAAAGCCGAAAAGGGGAAAGTCTCGGATAACCAAAATTGGTGGATCACTGAATTGCAGGAACAAGGTAATAAATGCGTTGTTTGTCATGGCTGGAAAGAGGCGGTTAATTCTCTGGAGGAGTATTTATGCGGACAAAGGAAATAGAACTTTCTGCTGCTAGAAACATTCCGCCGCCTAAGTACCTGACAATGCCGGAAACGTGTTTTTATATAACGTTGAGGTCGTTATACAGATATTACAAAAAAGGCGAGATTTCAAAAAATGACGCCAAAGCTGAAAAGCAGCAGATAATAGGTAAATGTACGGAATTTGAAGCGGCCTATGAACAATGGTGTTCGGTATACAAATCGTATCAGGATAATGTCCGCAAGGCAGGAACGCTGATTAATGATATTGAAAAATCAGACAATGCGGAAGATATCGCCGTATTGGCGTGCGAGGTAATAGGTATTATGACGGGTGACGCAAGTTTTTCCCCGAGGCAGAAGAAAAAATTAAAAGGTTAAAAGGAGAACGCCATGAATGATATTAAAGACTGCGTGTATTGCGCAGAAGATAAATGCAGACTGTGTACCCTATTTTGTGACTATTGGGGTGATGGTGGGTCAGACAAATGCAGTGCAGAGGGGAACGAAGACCCGTGTAGTGAATTCAGCCGATTTAATTATTGCCCTGTTTGCGGAAGAAAGCTGGTGAATGAAGAGGAGGTATTGAAAAAATGAAAGATTCCTATTTAGTTGATGAATTTACATGCGAGATTTGCGGCACAAGGACAAAGTCATACACTAACAGTCCCGACGAATATGTGCGCAGGGAACTGTGTCAATGTTGCGGTTCGCCGATAAGAATAAGAAAATCCGAAACGTGGAAAGACAAGTTGTATAAAGCATTTTTGAGGAAGAGGAGGTATTGAAAGATGAATAGAGAGATATTGTTCAGGGGTAAGCGTGTTGATAACGGCGAGTGGGTCAATGGGTATTTAGTAAAAAAGATTGACCCATTATATACCGATATCGAAACCCATTGCATTTTACATCAAGAACGAGATAACTGTGGGTGTTTAATGTCATTGATGACATGGACTAGGGTTGATGTTGAAACAGTAGGGCAATATACAGGCCTGAACGACAAGAACGGCGTTAAGATTTTTGAGGGGGATATTGTTACAATTGAAAATCCTAACATATCAGATGATGAATATGGAATTGTAAAATTTGATAATGATGGCGCAATGTTTATTGTAAAATTTGATACATTTACAGTTGATTTTGGAAATAACATTGACGGTAATCAATGCGAAATAATAGGTAACATTTTTGACAATTCTGAGTTGCTGAAGGGAGAAGAAAATGAATGAAAATAATACCGATATCATTGAAAACTGCGAATAACTATGTCACGGATCATCATAGGCATCATAAAAAATGTGCAGGTTGTAAATTTTGCATCGGTTTACAAAATGACGGCGATGAATTAATAGGTGTTGCAATTTGTGGTCGTCCCGTCAGCAGATATTTAGACGATGGTTGGACGTTGGAAATCAATCGACTATGCACTGATGGCACGTATAATGCGTGCAGTAAATTATACGGTGCATGTATCAGAATTGCACGGAATATGGGGTACAAAAAAATCATTACATACACATTGGCGTCCGAACCAGGGGCTAGTTTACGTGCCAGCAATTTTGAATATGATGGCGTTGCAGGCGGCAAAATGTGGACAGGTGATCGTAAACGTGATAATGGCGTCCCCCAGGAAATGAAACAGCGTTGGGTTTATAAAATTATGGGGGGAGAGAAAAATGAATGAAAAATTAAAACCGTGTCCGTTTTGTGGGGGGTAAGGCAAATGTGGGGCTAGATGATTTTAATAATAAATATCTGGTTATGTGTGGTGAGTGTGGTGTGATGATGGGAATATCGCTTGAAATTGGCGTAGAAATAATAAATGGTTGGACTGCTGAAATTGAATCAGCCGAATTAGCGATTGAGAACTGGAACAGGAGGGCTGAAAATGCCGAAGTATAAAATTTTTGTGGAAGAAACCGTTAAATTAAAACATTTAATTACCGTTGAGTGCGATGAAGATATCATAGAATATATTCCTGATCCTGATGATTTTACAGAAGATATTAGCGATTATGCATACAACATGCTAGATGATATTGACGGTTTAACTGTTTTGTCTGTTGAAGAAGAAATAGATTGTTATGACTGCGATTGTTTTGAACTAGATGATATCATTCCATGTGAAGAGGGCAATTAAACGCTGAAAACACCGCCTAGAATGCGCTGTAATCAATTTTGAATGTGTTATAATGAAATTACAGGGTTAAAATCAGAACGTCTAAAAACGAGCGTAGAATTGAAATATGGAGGTAATGAAAATGGAAACTAGAGAACAAATATTACGGCGAGATTTTTCTAATGAATTTATTGCAAAAATGAAAAATGCTATTGAGGTGTCCCATTATAAATATGGATGGTGTTCTCAAACGTATCCGGAATTAGCCCAAGCTTACAAAAGTATAAAAAGACGTTTAGAGCTGTATGAGGAAACCCATAACACCGAATATCTTGTAGACGTAGCAAATTTTGCCATGATAGAGTACAAATATCCGTCATTTACTAACGCAAAATATATGCCTACTGACAGCGATAAATCACCGGGATTAACTGATGGTATTTCATACAAAGAACTTATGGAGGATTAAAGTGAAATCAAGAGTAAGAACGTATTCCAAAAAGGAAATAGGATGGCTATGTGGGGAGGCTATGCCCGAAATAGACAGGTGCATAAACGCAAATGGGCTAGTTTTTTTGATAGCTGTATCAAGGCATACAGGCTGGAAACAAAAGCGCATGGAGGATTTTATAAAAACGCTAAATGAAACCATGGACGAATATCATCAGCACACTATTGATGACGTGTTTGACTGTATGGCGGAACGGGAATTGAAAGAAATAGGTCTGAGCATGAATCAGGTGCTGCCGGAATCACTGCCATTTATGCAGCAGCTAAGAAAATCTAAACTTGCGAAAAAGCCAAATGTTAACGTTACCGAAGCTAAAAAGCTACACGAAGAAATGATAGGGTTCCATGAGTATTTTAAAACAAAGGAGAATTAAAATGTCAGCACAAACATATGTAATCTATGACAAATACAACGGGCATATAATTTGTGACATCAAGGATAATTACAGGATTTTTGACAACGCAGTTAAGGCAGAACAGTACATACGGGATAAGAATTTGAATCAAATTGATTTCGTGGTTGAAAGGAGTGACAAGTTTGACAAAAGAACAGTTAAAGAGATACAGGGAGTGGAAGCTTGAACTTGATGAAATTAATGATGAAATCAATGAAAAATGCATCAAGGGCAGCGTACAAGGATCCATGATAGATTATCCGTACATATTGCAGAATCACAAGATTGGCGGCATTGCTGATGCGGATTATGGATTACTTGAACGCAAAGCAGAGATAAAGGCGCAGCTTAAAGCTGTTGATGATTTTGCGAATGGTATTGATGACTACAAAATTAGAAAGGCTATAAGGATTTATTATATGGAGCCGCTTGACGAATCCTGTGAAAAGCCTACATGGGAAAGCATTGCTAATAAATTTTATGATGGTTCGACAGGCGACTCAATAAGGATATCTGTACAAAGATATTTGAAGAAAAATTAGTGATTTGTTCGGAATGTTCGGATTGTTCATTTTC